CAATACGATATGCAGTACCAGAAGAAGCTGTTGCCAGCGTACCATTAGTCACAGCGTTTGCTGCAGACATGTACGACAAAGTAATAGTTGCTGCTGAAACACCATTTACGTTTGACACAAAGATGTTATTGATTTTAAACACAGTATTACTTGAAGCTGCATTGCTAACAAGAGAATTGTTGTTTGTATTTGTCAATGCTTGATATGCTGTAGAACCATTGATAGTTGCTACGTTTACAATATTTGGGGCTGCCATTTTTTATTTCCTCTTTAAATTAAATTATCCACCAAAGACTATTGCCATGGCAATTGCTTTACCAGTTGATGCTGCAGTAGATGTTGTCCAAGTTGGGACAGCATTACCGTTAGATGTTAGAATCTGTCCAGATGTACCATAAGCAGTACCAGTTGCACCGAATGATACACCACCAGCAGAAGTAATACGGATACGTTCTACTTCAGTACCACCTGTGGTGTCTGCTGTAGCAAAGGTCAACACAGGACCACCAACAAAGTATGATTGATCTGTTCTTGCAGCTATACCAATATAAGAAGCATTGGCACCAGTTCTTGTTACCGCAAGTGTATTATTTTGAGCTGAGTCACCAACTAAAGCTACAGTTGATGAAGAAGCTGATTTTACATGAAGCTGGGATGTAGGAGATGCAGTTCCAATACCTAAACGATTGTTGGTATCATCAAAGAAAAAGTTGGCGTTATCTTGACTATAAACACCAGATCCGCCAGCAAAAACAACAGAACCAGCAGTAAATGCTGTAGTAGTACCAGTACCACCAGTACCTACACCAAGCGTAGTAGTTACGCTAAGAGTACCATCAGAACCAGAAGTAGTAACAAGACCATTAGTAGTCAAGCTACCAAGTTTCTTATTTGTAAGAGATTCTGTACCAGCAAGAGTAGCAAGAGTACCAGTAGTTGGTAGAGTTAAAGTAGTTGTAGCAGTTGCAGTAAAAGTACGAGCAAATGCACCAGCATGCGTTACTGAACCAGCAATAGATAGCGTAGTTCCGTCAGCAATCGTAATTGTTGCTGAAGTGGCTGGAGCAGTAATAGCAACTTTATTAATACTAGTTGCAGTGGCAACACCAAGAATTGGAGTTGTTAAAGTTTTATTGGTTAGAGTTTCAGTGCCAGTAAGAGTAGCTAGAGTACCAGTTGTTGGTAGCGTTACAGAAGTAGTGGCAGTGGTAGTAAATGTAGTAGCATGAGCACCAGAGGTAGTAAGATTACCACCAAGTGTAATAGTTTTACCAGTGTTTGCTACACCAGTACCACCGTATTGACCAGTAATTACAGTAGCATTCCAAGTACCTGTGGCTAATGTACCGACACCAGTTACACCGCTTAGGGCACCAGCATAGTTGGATTCCAGTTTATCCGTGTTTAAATTACTAAAGTTAGTATCGACTTCCGTATTAGTTAACGGAGAACCTTTAGTGGCTCTTAAGACTAGTGTTGACATTTTTACTTATCCTTTTATGCGGGGCTGCAATAATGCTGTTAGCATCTGTTTGATTTCACTCAAATCTTGTTTTATGTTATTTATTTCTTCTGCCTGATTTACCATTTGCTCTTTATCGGACAGTAGGGATTCTCTTCTACGCATGTAGTTATCATAGTCTGCTCTATTAGTATTTAGGATTGCCATAGTGGCAGGATCCCTAACTAATCCAGTATTTCCTTCAACTTTTATATACATATTATGCGCAAGCAATGATTCTTAGATCTTTGATTCTTGGAGGTGCAGAACTATTAGTAGACTGCATTACGATCTTAACAGCGATAGAATCAAATGGTACTAGATTTTCTTCAGAATAATCTACATCATAGAATGTTCCATCGCCATTCTGAACTTTCTTAATAGGAGCATCTGGAGAACTTAATGTCCAGTTAATCAATTCTACGTCCTGAGTAGATCCAACTGGACTGGTTTTATAATATACCAATACATTCGATTCACTTGGGCAGTTAGTGGCAAGTCTAATTCTAAAGAAGTTAGATGGATTTTCTAGTTTAATCGCTTTCGAGATATATTTATTAACTGAAGAACTACCCTTTGGAGAAATCTCATCTACGAATAGAGTTCTTAGTTTAACTGTTGTTCCACTTGCAGCAGATTCAGCTGTAAAGTTATTAGTCTTAAGAACAGTAATAGTACCAGTTGAAGTTCCATTTCCAACCACTTTAGTAACTAGGTAAGTACCATTATTTCCAGCAGTAGTTGAACCTGAGATAGTTACGTATTTACCAACAGAGATAGTTTGCATTAGGGCACAAACTGCAGCATTGGTAGAGTTAATAGTTGCAGAATTACCAGCGTACGCTAGAGTTGCAGTTCCATTAAACGCCAAACCAACAGTATGATCTGGAGCCGAAGTTCCTGTAGTTCCTGCAACAGTTACTGTGTAAAGATTTCCAGCGTAGAATACCTGATCACCAGCATTCTTAGAAGTGCTTGCTGCCCATGCAGAACCCACGTTGGCAAAAGTATAAGCACCAGTTGCACCAGTGAAAAGAGTTCTATTATCTAGATCACCAACATTGATATTATCTTCACGTGGATTATTAATCTTATTTGAAATAGTGATCAATGATGTTCTGTGAGTATCAATAATAGGTGTCACCGAACTATTTGTTGAAGAGATAGTTGCTTGCAAGAATGCAGTCTTAGATCCAACAAAAGTTGATTGGTTAATAGTTGAAGCAATAACTCCAGGAGCATATAGGTAGTTACTATCGTTCGGTGTAACACCAGCATATTCACCAAGAGTATATGGACTTTCTGATCCATCAACTGATTTACCAGAAGTTCCCTTGAAGGTAAAACTACAAGTAGTATCTGGGAAATTCTGTGCTTGGATACTTGGTTGAATTACGTCATAGATTACATTATGACCAGCACGAACTGTATCACCACCAGTGTAACCAGTAGTTGTAGCATTTGTAGTTACTGTGATTACGTAAGAATCTAGATCAACATCACTGATAGTATGAGTGATTGTAGCACCAAGAGTATCTTTATAAAGTTCAGTTACTGGAATACCATTGATTGGGTCTGCGAATTTATACGCAACCCCAGTGGTAATAGTTACAGAAGCATTACTTCTCAGTACCAATGAAGTATCATTTAAAACACCATCAACGATACCAATACACTTACCATCACTGGCACGGAATAGTGCGCAACCAGAAACTGTAAAGTCATCGATAAACAATGTGCTTACACCAGTAACTGTAGTGCTAGAAGTTGATGAAGTAATAGTACCACCAGAAGAAGCAACACCAGTGTAAACTGTGGTATCAGTATTATCAAACTGAACTTTAGAATTTGTAAACATACCATGGTCACGATGCCACACACGAACCTTATTAGTTCCATTTACAGTTTCAAAAGGATCTGTATCAATAACAGGAGTTGTAAGTACATCATTTGTAAATACAACACTACCAGTTACCAGTGTATCAAAGTTTGCACGGTAAACAGTAAACTTCAAGTCTTGATCTTGGTTTGCTGTCCAAGTAGAAGCATTCTGTGACTTAAAGAGAACACCAGCATATGGTTGTTCAGAAATAGTTCTTGAAGAAGCTGGGATAATATCACCCATCTGACTAATCCAAACTTTGTAGTTATTTGAATCAGATGCTAGAACGATACAATATTCTTCACCATCCTGAACATAAACAGGTGATGGGAAAGTAAACGTAGTTGGTGTATCGTACTTTGGATAACTAGATCCAGATCCGTCAGTCATTGCAACAGTAGTTGCCGAGATATTAACCTGACTTGAGTTCAACGTAACTTCAGAGAATGGAAGAATGCGTTTACCTGGGTAACCATTTACAACATCACGAATTTGTAATGTTACAGGAAGATTACTGTCTTTGGTAGCAAAGAAAATATCTACTTTACTTAAGAATGCACCACCTTCATTTTGAACCAAGAATGTTTGAGCCAATGGATCATACCATCCAGTATCACGTTCAACACGTTCAAGAGTACGAGAAATAGTATCATTCTCTGCAATAATTTCTTGAATAATATGAGCATTGCGGATTGAAAGAACAGTTTGTTGTTTTGTCTCTAGGATACCAGTGGCTTCATATTGAGTTTTAGCAGAAGATGATTGTTGACCATCAACAGTACTTACGTCAAGTAATTTAAATTCACGAGTACCAGTTCTAAAGTTAATAGAACTAGTATTTGGAATATGATAGATGAAGTTTAAATCACCGATAGAGTTAGTTACAAGAGCAGCACCCTGAGACTTATTATTTTCTTTGGCAGTTAAAGTACCAACAGCACCAGAGATTGAACCAGCGATTTGTTCAGAAATACTAAATGTACCTTTAATATTCATTACATGAAGTTTTCTAACTCCACTTTCTTCATTGTATTCTTTACCAACAACAACAGCAGTCGCACCTGATGTAGCACCAGTGATTACGTCACCTACATTCAAACACATATTACCAGCATCGTCGGCACTTAGTACACCAGATATATTATTAATAACACGAGCAGTTGAAGAAGCTAGACTACCAGAGTTCTTTGCAGTTTCAAAATCAGTTGATGTTAAAGAAGGTAGCGTATATGTAAAGTATGACGATGGTGTGCAATAAGATGTCACACCGATATTATCAAAATACGGATAGAATGTTGTATTTGGTTTTAACTTCTTAACCTGAACAAGAATGTTTCTACTACGGATATAAGGAATCAACGCTGTTGAAATTATCTTGTCATCAACAACTTGTCTTTCCATTTGAACTGCAAGAGTTGACTTAACACCAGTTCTAGATCTAGTACCAGTTTGAGCCGATTGGGAAACATAAACCTGACGTGCTGGAGCAGTGCGTCCTTGACCACCGAAACGATTATTAAATTCGTCCACGTTAATATATGTGGCACCCTGCTCAAGCGCACGTTGGTTTGCCCAGTTATCACCAGTTGTATATTGAATTAAAGATCCACCAACTGGAACTGGTTGACCGATCCAATTTACTTGCCATGCATTCCAGATAGTTCCAAGAATGCCAGCCTGTGTTGCAAGAGCAGCAATAGTATTAAAGTTACCTTCTACGTTACGAACAATATCTGGAGCACGATTAACTTCAAACCAGTCATCAGAAGATGGGTTCAAACGAATATCGCCAAGGAACGTAAAGATAGCAAATGGGTTAATATTCTCTAGACGAGAAGCATATTGTTGCGTAACTAATGGTACGTGTGGAGTTGATGCGTTTAACGGTAGTGTAATCACATCACCATAAACTTTATATCCAGCTGTTGTACGATCATTATCGTTTGATAAATTCTCAACAAGATTTACGTTGTCCATTACGAAGAATGGACGTAGTTCACCATTCTGCATATCAACAGAGCACAGGTAGTCTGGAGATAATACATTGCCAACATTATGGCCAGTGAATGCATCTACAACGAAACCATTTTTAAATCTATCAAGACCAGTAGAGTCTGTGATAGTAAGTCCTTTTGTTTCTTGCTCTAACAAAGTTAAAGAAGTATAGTATTCTAGATTATCAATTCGTTTTTCAAGTTTACCGATATCACGCATGGTATATCGTTTGTTATCAACCTGATCAATAATTAAGTTTGCGTTTGTTGTTCCAAAAGTATATGGCTCAAGGGTAAGTTTATACAGAACCATACCAATTGACGGATCTACTGGCTCCGATGGTATTAATGCAGAAACACCAGAAACCGCAAAGAATGAACCATATGGTGATATCGCGATTTTATCTTTTCGCGATAGGTAGTAAGAATAATCTACAGTAACATCTTGGCCACGTTTAGGTGTCATGGCAAAGGATGATCCAGAACCAGAGAATGTTGTTCCCGCATCACCAATACGTGGACGGAAATCTAATACATCTCGTAGTGACACACCATTATATGATGGAATATCTTTAAGAGCAACAGTTGCTGGGTATGAGTTTACTGTGAAGTAATCACCAGATGAGTGCGAAAAATGTTCAAAAGTTACAGAGATTGGAGCAGATGGAGGTGAATATGAATGTTTCAAAAACAAGCGACCAAGATCATAATGAGTATCTCTTTGACCATTATCAAAATCATAACGATCAAAAATATCAACAGTGTATGTTCCTGCTGGAGAAGCAAAAGAACCACTATCCATTAATATAGATTTAATTCTTAAAACATCAGCTTTACCGAGTGATAAAATGGCTCTTGTGGCAGCAGCTTGCGTTGTGTATGTTTGAGTTACAGTTGTAAGTGTTTTAGTCTTTTCACCACCATCAGAACCAACTTTCTTAATTGTAGCCATGACAATAAAGTTAGTTGATGCGTATGTATCTGGTAAAGTGAACGTAATAGAAGAAGCACCACCAGCACTAATAGAAGTTGGTTTTACAATAGTACCACCAGAAGTAGAATCATACCATGCGACAATATAATTATCGTTTTCTGTGGAATCTGCGAATACACCAGATGCAGTATTAATTGTTAGTGTGCAAGAACCACCAGAACCAGAAGTTGTGGTTCCCGTAATATATTGCATTCCATAGTAAATAATCTGTTTGACCGAACTAGCGTCACGAACAGATTTAATTGCGTAATTTGGAAGTGGGAAAACTAATCTATTGTTTTGTGGTTCTTGTACTTTAGTTGTAATCAATCTAAGAATACCACCATCTACAGTTACACTAGAATCTACAACAATAGATCCATTATTTGTAACTGTAGTTACTCTGCGAACAACATCACCAGAAGTAGTATTAATTAAAACATAATCTCCGACTTTAAGTGCTGGACTAGTAGTTGTACCACCCTTCCATGCGGATCCAATACCAACTAGAGTATCAGAAGCACCCTTAGTTGGATATGAAGAATAAGTTGTCGCAGAACCAACTAAGTTAATAGAAATTGCATTTATATCAGCAGTAAAGTTTAAATTAGTATCTGAACGACTATAGAAGAATGATTTAACATCTCTGTTGAATTCATATCCAGTTGTCATGGTGACATCGAATAGATACAACTTGTAAACAGCAGTCTGTGTTCCAATAGTCCCACTGTCCCATTCAATACCACGAACACGTGCAGTACCTATTGCAGTTCCGCCAGAAGGTAATACACCAACTGAAGCAGTAACTCTATTGTAAAGAGTGACTGATGGCATTCCACTTGTTGAATCAAATGGCGGCAACGAATTTATATTGGTAACATATACAAAATTACCAATTGGTGTGGTTAAATACGTATCAGTTGTTTGAACAAAGTCACGTGCTTTTGGAACAGTAACATATTCAGTGGCAATCTTTTCGATCTCATATCCCTGAACATATGCTTTTCCTGGTTCCATACCAATAGCAAGTTTAGCTTCATTACCACCAGCTTCTGGTGTATAGATACCACGATTATATACTGGGTTTAAATTATATTCCCAGTTAACACCAGTTGAAGATGCACCATCATATGATTCTCCAGAAGTATGCGTTGGTGGAATATTTACGGATGTTGAAGAAGTCTTTGCAACATAAATGTTGACTCCATTTGTAACTACATCACCGATCAAATATGCTTTGTTGGCAACCCATGCTCCACGATTGTTGTTTCTGTGTTCACGAACATCAATCTTAAATGGTTTTGTAGTATAGTTACCAGATTCATCGAATGTGCGACGAGCGAGGGTTTTCTCAATTTCAGCATAAGCTGTTGTAGTTACCTCACGTTTAATCTCTCCTGCATCTACAGTAAGCAATTCAATAAAATTAACATCATTTGTAGAATTTAATGCTATCTTAGTTAATACTAAATCGATAAAGTAACGATGTGCACCTGGAGCAGCATAGTTATAACTGTTTTGTGCATTATCTAGTAGTGATTCGTAACCAGTATCTTCTGGCGTAACTTTTTGCTCATCAATAGTTAAACCAACTCTGTATGAAGGTGTATTTGTATATTTGTCAAGAACGATTGTTTGAGCATCACATAGAACGAAGAATCCATTTACATAGTAAACACCACGCTCAATAGTTGCAGCTGAACCAGTACCAGTGGCACTAGAAGCTAAAACAGTTACTGTATATTCATCATCTGACGTAGTTAAAACTTCACTGCCAGCAAATACCTTTGTTGTAGTATCATCTGCGCTTGAAGTGTAGCGAACGTATAATGTAGTTGGATCTGTGCCGTCAGCATTTGTTATTGCCACAATTTGGGCAGTTAATCCACTAGCACCAATTAAAGTCTTACCTGCTAGTTCTGCAATAAATGTTTCAGTAACGTCGCCAGCACTGTTAAATGCTTCTAGTTTTACATAACTGAGTTTTCTATCAAGAGAGATTTGTCCAGGGATAATCATTGCACCCTGTTTGAATACATGGTCTCCATGACGCTTGATTTGATTCTGCAGGATTGATTGAAGCTGAGTTAATTCTCTAGCTTGAACAGCATAACTCGGACGAAATAAAATTCTATGGAATTTATTATTCTCGTCAAAGTCATCATTATATGGTTCTGTATTAAAATCTAGCATTGTGAACTCTGTCCTGTAAGTAATCTCTATTATTTATTAGAACTTAATAACAGTTCTAAGGGTAACTGTCTCATCTGCAGTTGGGGTGAATGCTTGCTTGTTATCAATAAACAACAAGTCACCTGAATATTTATCTATTGTTGGTGGAGTGACTGAAGACACGGTAAACAAATCTCCAGCAGTATTAGAGAAATTTACACCAGCAACAATTTGTGCATTATCAATTGATTGCACCAATAATCCTGCACCTGTATTTGTAACAATTCTAAATCTATTATCTGAGTCATCTGTAATAATAGTATCTACTGGGAATAGTGTTGTATTTGCAATACCACCAATAACCCAGCATGCTGAAGCAAGAACTGAAGTCAGTGGATTGGTATTCCCATATTGACGTGGAGATTTAATGATACCAAGTTGACGATAATCATTATTAACATCGAATCCTTGATTTCTATCTCTGGAAACATTACTATAAAACATCAATGTTCTTGCATACAAATTATTAAGTGCTTCTTTGCCAAAGCCACCATATGTGCCAATGATTGCTCTGGCTTTAGCACCGTATCCAGCACCAGTAATCAAAACATTTGCGTAGCGATAACCAGAACCATAATTGGTCATATTTATTTTCTGAACAGAACCATTGCTGATAACAGCTGTTGCTGTGGCACCAGTACCATCACCAGTAATAGTTATAGTCGCTGTCCCATAACCAAACCCACCAGAAATAACTGGGCAATTTGTTATTCTTCCATCTACAGTAAGTAATTCAATATTTGCTTGTAGAGTATTAACATCACCTGGAGATAAGTCTGCAGTAACCTCTGCGCCAGAACCATCACCAGTTACAGTTAAGTTTGCATATGTATATCCAACACCTGGATCATCTACCTGAACTCCAACCAGTTCACCAAATAAACCTTCAAAGTATAATTTAGTTGTACCATTTGAAATAGTACCAGAAGTATGAGAAGGTGCCGTAGTTCCACTTGTACCAGCAGTCGTAACAGTATATAATCTATTACTATACCAAACATTTAATCCCGCAGTATATACAGTACTAGCTTGCCACTGTTGACCGAGCGTATCTGCTGCAAAAATTGGTATTAAACTGGCTTCAGTTTTAACCCCAGTGAAATTAATCACAGCACCAGTTCCAGAAAGAGATGAAACCGTAATAGTAGGATATGCAGAATAACCAGCACCGTATTTAAGAGAAGTAGATGCAGTAGCCTGTGTTCCAGCATATGTTAATGTTGCAGGTTCACCAAGATATAATAAATGAGCACCACCATTTTGAACAGTTCCACTAGTATGTGTTGGAGTTGTTCCAGTAGAAGTGGTTCCTGCAGTTGTAACTTTATATAATCTATTCGAAACAAAAACAGTACTGTTTAAAGTTAATGCAGTAGAAAACGCAAAAGCTGGAGAATTTGTTGCAGTTCCAGAAACATGGATAGGTGCAACAGAACCTGTGAAACCCGTGCTGGCCACAGTGTATAAACGATTTGAGAAAAAGATCTGATCACCAATGTTTGTTAGTGAAGTTAATCCAGTCCAAAGTGTACCAAAGGTAATAGTTGGAGCAGAAGTATAATCATATCCTGGATCTGTTACGATAACACGTATAATTGAACCATTCTGTAAAACAGCAACAGCTGCTGCGCTAGTTCCACTACCGCCACTAAAATTAACAACAGGAGGAGAAGTATATCCAGAACCACCACCAAGCACTTGAATTTTGTTTATCATTCCATACAATGTTAAATCTGTAATAGTTTTAAATGTAGCAGTACCATTACCTAATCCAGTTCCAGCAAGTGCAGCAGTAAATACACTACCAACAGTATAAGTTATTGCACTGGTTCCAGCAATGGTATTCCACTGAGTGCTAGTAGTAGTACCCATACTGGCTATTGTATATATTTTACCAATAGTGAAAGAACCAACAGTAACTGTGCTGTTAGTAATAACAGCCTCAGCTGTTGCTGTAGTACCAACATACTCAAGGGCAGCAGTTCCATTTTTAACAGTATTATGACGATGAACTGGTCCACTGGATCCAGTTATGCCACCAACTGCAACACGGTATATATTATTTTGATATGTTAATTTTTGATTCACTAATGCAGTACTGGCAGCAGACCAAGTAGAAACTCCATCAAATGGTGGTGAAATACTAACAGTGGCAGAAGTATACCCAGAACCACCATTTGATATCGTTTTATTTGTTAGATAAAGTTCTTCACCAGTAGCAAAACCATCACCCTGAACAAGAATTGAACCAGAAGTATATCCCGAACCAGTTTGATCTAAACGAATTGTTTTCAACGTACCTGCAGAATAAAATTGATCACGAAGAGCAGTAACAACTGGCATGTATACATCAGTTAAGAATTTATTTCTTAAAGCAATTGGAATATTATAAAGAAATTTCCAAACATATCCATCAGTAGTTTCAGTTGCATCATAAGATGTTCCTGTTGGTTTAACTGTAGATGAACCACCATTGTTATTATCTAAACATTGATATACATTAAACTCATCAGTAACTACGTAAAAAACTGCATTTTCTAATTTCTGCGCTCCAGATGGAGCAACTGTAACAATCGCATGTGCAGCAGCTGTTGCTCCATTGCCGCCAATAATAACAACAGTTGGTTGTGATGTATATCCAGTACCACGAGCAGTTAATTCAATATCAATAACCTGTCCATCTAAAACAGTTGCTTCTGCTGTTGCTCCAGTACCATTGGCATCATTATGCGCAAAGTACTGCAACATTAAAGTTCCAGTACCATTTAAAACAGTACCCGTAGTATGAGTTGGTGCAGTGGTTCCAGAAACACCAGTATTTGTTACAAGATAAGTTCTTTGAACAGTTGCTGATACCGCAACCTTAAGCATTTGACCATAGGTATATGATGTACTAGCAGCCCAAGTAACCGCACCCTGAGAACCAATATAAACATTGGGTGCTGAACCATAGCTATAACCACCAGATGTTAAATTAATACCCTGAACCTCAGTAGAGTATTGATCATCAA